CCCATGTCGGACCCGAAGAACCGGCGGCCGATCGGCGCCGGCCCCGCCGGCCCGCCGTAGACGGCGGTCAGGTCGGCAGGGTTGCCTCCGTACCAGGCGCCCCACTCGCGGTAGTACGGCGTGGCCACCGCCTCATCGGACGGTGGCCACGCGACGTTGCCGTACGTGATGGGCACGAGATCAGCCTACGGCTAGTCCGGTCTCATCCCACACGTTGCCCGGGCCGGCCGGACAGGTGTCGTGCAGCGGTCCGAAGAAACCGCCGTTGGCGTAGTACGTCCGGGCAAAGCGGTTGCCGCTGAACTCCACAGTCGGATTCGGCGATACGTTGCGACTGTTGCAGTACACGGTGTATCCACCGCCGGCCATCAGGTTGTCAACGATGTGCACATTAGTCGTCTGACCCTGGTCGGAATCGATCGCGATGGCTGACGTCTGACCGCACGGGTTGCGGATTGTGTTGTGGCGGTAGGTCTGATCGGTTCCGCCGTCGGTCTGGAATCCGTCGATGTGACCGCTGTTGCACCAGCTGAGCGACGTTGAACCGTCCGGCCCGAGCGAGCAGAAGCTGTCGCTCACGCTGGCGTGATCGCCGAGGTGCGCGCAGTCCGCGCCGTTGTGAACCCAGAGATGGTCAGCCGCGTATCCGTCGAAGGCGACCGCCTTCGCGTTGAACATGTGATTCATGTCGATCTCTACGTGCGAGAGCGTCACGCCTGAGCGGTTGAAGATCCGGATGCCGTAGTCAGGGTTCGTCATCACAAGGCGCACGTTGATCAAGTGCGCGTTATTGCCGTCGACCGAGATGTCGCCGTTGATGAAGGTGTTCGACAGCGTCTGACCGGCCGCCACGTGCACCGTGCCGGACTTGAACAGCAGATTCTGCCCGGGCTGGACGCCGGTATTCGTCGCGTCCGGGAAGCCACACACGTGCGGCACCGGCATGCACTCATTCGGCTGCGTCGTCGGCGACGGAGTAGGCGAGCTCGACGGCGGAACGGTCGTCGGAGGCAATGTAGTCGGCGACGCGCTCGGCGAGCTCGACGGCGGGGTGGCCGTGATCGGCGGCTGCGTCGTCGGATCGATCGACAGGAAGTTGAACGCCGCGGCGTAGCACGCGTTCGCCCAGTCCTGTGCCGGCCCCGGCGGGCTGGCCTGCGCTTCGGCCTTGCACAGCAGCAGCTGCTGCGCTGCCTGGTCGCGCAGTGCCTGCGTGTCGGCCGCCGTGAGCGCGCGCTTCGGCGGTACGGGCTTACCCGCCTGCGCGGGCGCCATGGTCCAGATAGCGAGTACAGCCGCGAGTACGCCAGACGCGACGACCAACAGCCGTCGCTTTCGCATCTGTGTCACTTTCATCCCCAAATCTGTCGGTACCACAGTGGTTCAGTCGTTTTGGCTGCGTACCGTAATGCGTCGCAGCCGTGGTCGTTGATCTTGACCGGTTCGTCGTGACCTTTCTGAGCTGCATCATCGTCCCACGAGTACCCCGGAATCTCGGCTATCAGGTGCTTGCAGTGCCTGGCGATCTTGAGCTTGCCCGCCGAGATCAGGGACGACACCGTACGCAACCCGCCACCGTCTCCGGCGACCTCGTTCTTGGCGGCGACACTCTGCCAGCCGTCCCGGTACAGCTGGACCCGGAAGCTCGCCGCGCTCGGGTCGACCGCGACGTACTCAGCCCGTACGGTGGCGCCGCCACCGTACGGGCTGGACTCCGACCAGGCCCGGTACTCCCGGGAGTACTCCACGTCGGTCATCTGGCGGTGCTTGATCTTGCTGTCGTAACGCCACTCGTCGGTCACGTACAGCGCCCTGCCGCCGGCCGGGTCCGGCCCGATACCCAGCTTCACCGCGTGGAACGGGTTCGTGGTGCCGTAGTCGACGCCGTCACAGATCCAGCGCTCGATGCGCGGCACCGTGTCGACGACGTTGATCGACGGATTCCACCCGTCGTAGATCGCACCCTGCGCCATGCACCACTTGCCGAGGATCATCCGGTCGTACCAGAGCCCGGTGTACTCCCGTTTGATCGCCTCCACGTACTCCGGCGCCAGGCCCGGATTGTCCGCCAGGGTCAGCACGAAGTGCGCTACCGACCCGAAGCCGGCTCCGTCCGGTAGCAGGAACCCTGTGTTCAACCAGTGCCCTGGCGCGTCCGGGTTCGTCGTGCCGAACAGCGTCGCGCCATGTCCGGACATGCGCCCGAGCAGCGTGTCCCAGAACTGCTTCGGAATCATCGTGATCTCATCGACGTACGCGATCAGGATCGTCGCGCCCCGCAGGCGTCCCTCCGCCCGCTTGTCGTTGGCGGTGATCACGTCGACCTCTCGGCCGAGTACCGTTGCCGTCGGCGCGCCGCGCGTGTAGTCGGTCATCACCGCAGCTGACCCCATAACCGCCGGGTCCATCAGGGTCGCGAAGACGTTCCGGTACGCCGTATCGAACGTCTTGCTCGTCACCGTGATGACCCCCGGGCCGGCCGCGGCCACCGCCATCGCGAAGCGCAGCAACGACGCCACCGTCTTACCAGATCGGATGGTGCCGCTCCAGATGTTGATCCGAGCGTCCGACCAGGCGATGGAGCGCTGTTGGGCAGGGGACAGCCCGACGTCAGTCGCCGTCGACATCGCTCGCCTCCGCCTCGGCGAGCAGCTGCTTACTGCGCTCGTGCTCGGCCTTGATGTTCGCCAGGCGCTCCAGTTCGGACGCCAGCGCGAATCCCCGCCGAGCTACCCGACGCTCCAGGCGTTGCTGATACCGACCCAGCTCCAGCCGCTCGGCGGCGACCTTCGTCCGCAGCGCCTGCACCTGCGTCGGTCGCCTCACTTCGCGCGCCAGGGTATACGGGTACGCCCAACGATGATGACGTCGCCAGGCTCCAGTGGCGTCGAGACGGTCACATCGCGCACGCCTCCATCGCGCTCGATGCGCGTCCCGTTGGTTGAACCGAGATCGGTGATCGTGGCGCTGAAATCGACGCCGAGGTGAACCATCGCGTGACGTCCACTGACGTAGTGATCATCCACGACGACATCGCAATCCGGCCAACTGCCAAGGATGACGTTGGCCGGCAGCGCGCTCACTTCGCCGCCAGCTCGCCCGGGTCGGGGCCCGGCTCGACGCGGCCCGGGCGCGGGCCGTACGCCACGATCAGCGTGTCCAGCGTCGCTTCGAGCAGGCCGCGCACGGGGCCTGCGTTCTGCATCGCGTCGTGACGCTCGGCGACGAGGTGCTTGTCCAGCGCCGTCGCCGCGATGATCATCAAATTGCGCTGGTCGGCCGTCGGCGGCCGATCCACCTCTTTCTCGTTATAGGTGTTGTCCTTTCCGCCGAAATTGTAAATGACCGTCGGGCTGACCATTGCGGCCAGTGCCTCCTGCGCTCTCTGCAAGAAAGTCGCGCTCAATACGGCGCGCTGAGATGCCAATTGGGCGCGCCTGTCTTCGACCGCCTGACGCGTACGCTCAGCCGTCTGACCTCCGAAAACCTCCCGCTTGATGACCGCGACAGTGGTCCGACTCACGCCATGAATGCGCGCGAGTCCGCTCACATTCGCGCCATCCTGACGCAAGTCCGAAATGATCGCTTCGCGTTTTTCCGGGGTCATTGAGGCGCGCCCTCGTCATAGGCCACCGCCGGGCAATTGCTGACGTGGTCGCCGCCAAGGTAGTCGCCATGACACGTACAAACAGCGACGGCGAGCCAGGACGGCTGATAAATCTTGACCGGCTGATCGGCCGCGGTCGAGCGCTCCAGCGCCTCCCCGATCGCCACAGCCGGCGTGACGATGCTCAGCGTGTCCACCAGATACGGCGTCAGACCCTGCCCATGGGCCACGACCGAGACGGCGCGCAGCGTACCGGTCATCGCCGACCGGTACGTCGGCGCGCGCAGCTGCGCCTCGCGCACGCTCTCTTCGACCTGCCTCGCCACGCTCACTCGTCAGCCCCCCTGATCATCAGTTTCTGGTCGCGCGACCAGACGAAGTCCCGGATCGCGTCCGCGCGCGGCGGTCCACCGATGTCGCTACAGTCGCAGCGCGAGCAGACCAGCACCGCCTCGGCGTACACGCCGACCCTGCCGCCGCACGTACGGTGCTGCGCCTCCGGCCCGATCGTCTGTCGCCAGCTCATGACGTGCTCCCCTCGAAGGCCGAGCGCCGATGTCCAGGATTGCCACACGGCCAGGCGACGCAGTACAGCGACCCGCGCACGAACCGGCAGCCGGCCGCGCCGGCGCCGTCGGTGAGCGTGCTCGGCGTCACGTGCGTCAGGTGCGCCAGACCGTGATGGCGCCGAGCGCAGTTGTTGCACCGGACAGGCGTCGCCAGGTCGCGATCGAACGGCGCGGCGACGACCATCGGCCGTGCCTCGCAGTCGACGCACTGGCCGTGCACCATCGGGCCGCACAGAGTCTCCACGAACGAGTAACCGTCGGCGAAGAGGTGCCGCTGCCCGATCATCCGCGCACCTCATAGAGCCAGGCGCCGAGCCCGTCATACAGCTTGCGAGCATCGTCAAGGCTGAGCGAACGTGCCGGCCGCCCGGGAAAGCTGAGCGCGATCTGTTCCGGCGCGCCCAGATCTGGAATCAACCCGAACAGTAACCCGTACGTGTTGCCGTCCACGTCGGTCAGGCGCGCGTACACCGGCTCGCCCAACGTCGTCCGATCCTGGACCGTCATCAGTGCTCAGCTCTCCTTCGCGACCTTGGTACCAAGCGCGATCTCTATCGCGGTGAGCGAGCCGGCCACCCGACCGCGCCCGTCGCCGAAAATCACGCCACCGTTCGAGTAGTACCCATTCGTCCATATTGCCGCGCCAACTAGCTGTGCACCGTGCCAGCGTACCGCGACCGTCTCCACGCGTAGCCCCGACTCGTACCGCTTCATACCTCCCGGCAACCTTCCGCCGGGCGCCAGCACCGCCAGCGCGTACGACGCGCGAGCCACCAGACCCACGGTGCGCAGCCGCGTCATCAACGACCGCGCGCCGCCCGGCACCACGTCGGCACCATCGTCGACCCAGATCACACGCTGCCCGACCGCCAACTGCGCCGGCGTCGGCACCAGAACCGTGAGATCTCCCGACATTGCTACTGCACCTCGGTCAGCGGTCCAAGCGATTTCAGCAAATCGCCCCAAGTGGTACGACTGTATTCATTTCCGCCGATTGTCCACGTGCTGCCGTCACGACGCCAGCGATCGCCATCGCGATCCGCCACCTCGTTGACGTCAGTGGGTTCCGGATCGTTCTTCGTGAACAAGCGACCGATCGACTCCGACTTCACGTCGCTCTTGCGCTCGTCATCGTCCCACGCGTACAACTCGTCCAGTCGTACGCGCAGTAGATCGCCGTACAGACGACACATCAGATCAACCAGCGATACCGCTGCTTCGTCGTCGCTCGACGCCTCAATCTCGATCGAGATCGCGCGAACCCGACCCCCGATGCCCACAGACTTCGACCCAACATTGAATGTCACATTAGCCACAACGTCACCATTCCGCTCGTAGTCGCAGGTGCCACGTCGGCACCTCCCAGACCATCAGTCGGCACCCTTCCGGATGCGACTCATCGGCATGCACTTTGTCAGCCCAGAATGAGACCACCTGGACATCGTTGACGTACGCGCCGGCATCGGCGAGCGCGTCGCCGATGTTGCGTGCCAGCTTGTCCGTGTCGCCCGAGCCCAACTCGATCGGCCCCAGCTCATCATGCCCGTCGCCCAAAGGCGCCAGGTAGAACAAGGCACGTACCCCCACCGGGCCGACGCTCGGCTCCGTGAGCCCGCGACGCGCGCGATCGGCCCGGACCATGTACGCGACTTGCTGACGCCAGGTCGACGAGCCGTCGACCGACTCACGCACCGTCGCCGCACGTCGGGCCGGCAGAAAGCCGCGGCACTCGGGTGAGCATCGACATTTCGGCCCCCGCGCCGAGACCACCTCAAGCGAGCCCTTGGTCCGCGGCCTGTTGGGCACGAAAACCTCGGTAACGATGCGCACGCCGGCCACGCTCAGAAGCCCCAGATCGCCCGGAACAGCACCCAGAGGCCACGAAACACGCCGCTGATCGCGACCAGCGCCACCAGACCGACCAGTACACCGACCGCGATCACGCCGGCACGCTGCCAGGGATTCATGTCCGCCCAGTCGTCACGCGACTCTTTCATTGCGCGACGATCTGAATGCTGATACCCAGATGCGTCGCGAGATTGTGAATCTCAGTGGTGGAGTTTTCGTCCAGCGCCTTCTGGAGCTGATCCAGCGACTCAATCACATCGCCGGGCGCCTCGGGGAACCACGACGCGATGCGCCACGCAACATTCGAGGCGGCGCATTCGATCACTCTGCTCAAGTCAGTACGATCCTGGACCTTGACCCATCCGTTGCTCGTCATGCGCCAGAGACTAATCGTAGGTCCAACTACCTGTCAACTACAGAATCTGGCCAGCAGCGCGCATCGCCGCCACGGCCGGGTCGATGCGCGCCGACGCCAGTGCGATCGAGATCTGGTCGCTGACCTCCCCTGAGCGCATGTCCTCGGTCACCGCGATGCCGAGACGTCTGGCGTACCCCAGCTGCGCCTCGGACGGCCGGCGCGCCCGCCAGGATCGCTCACGACGGGCCGTCACCTCTTCGTCGTGGGTCACGTCGCCCTCAGCCCACGACATCGCGTAGGACAGATCTGCGATGTGGCGCACCACGTGTCGTCCTGTCCCGTGCCGCTGACCGTGCATCGCGGTCACGTCGTACAACCCGGTCGCGTTGCGCGTGATCACGATCAACCGCTCGCCCGCGCTCAGGAACCAGGTCCCGCCGCGCGTACGATTCCACGCCGAATGCGAGCCGTGGAAGAGGTCGACCTCTTCGCTGACGAGCGGCCCGTCCGCCCCGCCGAACTCTTCGACGCCGGCCAGCTCGCCCTCGTCGGCCGACTCCAGCCCATCGAGCGTGACCGTCTCGTCGTCGGCCAGTTCGGCGGCGTCTTCCTCGGCGTACAGGTCCAGGTCGGCGCCGGCCAGCTGGACCACGGCGTTCAAGGAGTGCCGCGCCGACGCGCCCACCACGTCCAGTACCAAGCAGTCGCGCTTACCCGGGTGGAGCCTCAATCCGCGCCCGACCATCTGAATCCACAGGCCGGGGCTTGTCGTCGGCCTGGCCACCACGACGCAGGAGATCATCGGCAGGTCGGTGCCCTCGGTGAGTACCGCGCAGTTCACGAGCCATTGGACGTCGCCCGCGCGGAAGCGCTTCAACACGCGCCGGCGCTCGTCGATCGGCATCTCGCCGTGCACCACGTCGGCCGTGAAGCCCGCCTCAGACAGCACCTGCGCCACGACCCCGGCCGAGTGCACCGTGGGCGTGAAAACAACGCCCTGGCGCTCTCTGGCGTGCTCTGCGATGGCCTTCGCGATCGCCTCGGGCGCCAACGAATCCTCAAGGGCCGTCCCGAGCGCGTCGGCCTGGTAGTCGCCACGCGACTTTTTGACCTGGGACAGATCGAGCGTAGCCACCCGTACCCGTACGCCGCGGGGACGCACCAACCAGCCCTCGGAGATCAACTCGCCGATGGTCTTGCGGAAGACGACGTCCTGCCAGACCGACCCGAGCGCCGTCCCGTCTCCCCGGACCATGGTCGCGGTGACGCCGAGAACCGGGATGCCGCCCGGCACCATCGCCCCGTAGTGCTCCAGCGCCGTCATGTACGTCCGGGCTGTGGCGTGGTGACACTCGTCGATCACGATCAGCCCGACGCCTTCGACCATGCGTCGGCGCCGCTGTGACGCCAGAGTCTGAATCGAGCTGACGATCACCTGCGACCGGGTCTGGTTCCGGCCAGCCTGCACGATGCCCGGTTGCAGGTGGGGCGCGACGTCCATCAACGTGCCGTAGGCCTGGCTGATCAGCTCGTCGCGGTGCGCCCAGATCATCGCGCGTTGCCCACGCCTGGCGCTCTCCCGTAACCACCGGTCGATCACCGAGGCGAAGATGACCGTCTTGCCGCCTCCGGTCGGCACGACGTGCGCCACACGAGCTAACCCGGACCGCCACGCCGTGAAGGTCGCCTCGACGGCTTCGGTCTGGTAGTCGCGCAGCTTGATCATGAGCACTCCTCAACGCCCCGCCGGGACACTGGTTCAGGCTAGTTGGAGACTCAACCAGACACAAGGCAAGAACACGCTTTTGACCCTGGAAATGACTGGGCTCGTAGCCCAGGGGGAAGTCTTTCAGACTTCCCCCCCGTGGGCACTTCGAATGCCAATCGGACAAAACGGTGGGCCATTGGGTGGGCATCGTATCTCCAACTAGTCGCGTTTTCGCAGGTCAGAGCAAGTACAACTAGTGGGCATCGGATACCCACGTGCCCGAATTGTGTAACCAGTCCCGCCCACCCGATTTGTTCACCACGTGGGCCATTGGATACCCACTTAGTCATTTTGGATCATGCAAAACGGCACCTGACCTGCGGATATAGGGTGGGCTCGATGGATTCCGAGAATCGGGACAAACTAGGACACGCAAAAGCCGCATACTGGACACGATGCCCACCTAACTGCCCAACGATTTCCTACGGCAAACCAGACATGTCCGGACACGCAAAGACCCCTATATCACCGGGTAGGGGTCAGCGCTAGACAATTCGAAGTGGTTACCCATTTCGGACACGTGCGCGAGCGTTACGCACCTGGGCGCGCGGCAGCCGACGATGCCAGAATGTACCGTTGTGTCCCGTCCACACGGATCAGCACCTCGCGACCGACCAGGCCGTCCCACGCCCGGTCGAATGTAGTGCGGGGTATGCGTCCGAACCGCTCGATGGCGGTCGCCCGCATCTCGGCCTTCGTGCCACCTACCTGGTCGTAGTGATCCATCACGACCGACACGATCCAGCCCTGCGTCTCCGTGGTGCCCGTCAGCCAGTCCGGCAGCGCCACCGGCGGCGTGTACCCGCTCGGTGCCACCACGAGCGAGGACAGGTCCCGACCGGTGTCCGGGTCGGCGCCCATGGACACCTTCACCAGGTTGATCCGAACCGTCTCGGAGTCGTCGCCGTCCTTCTGCTTGTCCTGGTGCAGCGTGACGCGCAGGTCGCCCGTGCGCTCCACCCGCAGCTCACTGTCCTGCGCTCCGTCGATCGAGCTGGCCCCACGCGCGTCCGCCCCTGTCCGTCCGATGTGGTGCACGGTGAGTACGCAGGCGCCGGTGGCGTGCTGGATGCGCGAGATCTGCGAGACCAGGATCATCATCTCGGTGTTGTCGTTCTCCTTGAGCCCGATGCCCACCCGGGACTGCGTATCGATCACCACCATGGTCGGCGCCAGGCGTCGCAACATCTCCACCAGCACCGACCACTCGCCGACGCCGCGCCGCTCGTCAGCGAGCACGGGTCGAGGGAAGAACACAACGCCGTCCATCGGCCCGTACTGGCGCTCGTACGCGGCCACGCGCAGCGTCGTGCCCGACAAGCCCTCGGCGACCAGGTACACCACCAGGCCCTGCCGTACCGGTCGGCCGAGCCAGTCTTTCCCGCTGCCGACCGACGCAGCCAGGGAGAGCGCTACGAAGCTCTTGTAGCTCCCGGGTTTGCCGATCAGCCACGCGCACGTGTTCAGGTCGAGCAGCCCGGCCACGAGCGGCGCCGGGCGCGGCATCGAGCGCAGCTGGGCCGCGGTCAGAAGCTCAGCCATCATCGCGCTGACCGGATCGACCGGTTCTGTCACGATGACCACCGGTTCCGAATTGTGTAACCAGTCCCGCCCACCCGAATTTGTCCCATCCTCAACGCCAGTCCCCAGGGTGGATGTAGCGGCGCCCCCCGGGGCCAACTCGAAAGGGATGAACTCGCCTCCGTACGGCGAGACCGGTAACGTCGCCGCCCGCCCGGCCACGTGCCGCGCAGCTTTCCCCCACACCTCGCGCGCCTCGCCGAAGGGGAAAGCGCTACCGCCCGCCTCGCGCACGTTCTCGTCGGCAGCCCGTGCCGCGGCCATGTACGCGCGTACCGCGTCCTCCTGCGTCACGCCCGACCATGCCGCGTTGGCCAGTTCCAGTAACCGGCAGGCGACCCGGTAGGCGACGCCGTTGCGCTCCCCCTCCCCTGCGCCGGCCAGCTCGCCCGCCAGCGCGTCCACGGCCGAGCGCGCGTACGCCCGCCCGCGTTCGTCGCCCCGCTCACCCGGCTGCCCGCTCGGCGTCGGCGGGTCGTACTGGACTGGCCGGATCAGGTCTTCCAGCCACGCCGGCGCCCGCACGATCGGCACGTCGCGCACCACCGTGTACGAGCCTTTGCCGCTGACGCTCGGCTCTACCACGATCTGACCGCCGGTGCCGCGCACGTCGAGCCCGACCGGCAGGCGTCCGCGCCCGTTGCCCAGACGCCAGTCCGGCAGCGCCCAGAGCAGGTGTATGCCCCCGCTGCCGGACCTGTGCGTCCGGGTAAGCGGTAGCGGCCCGTACTCGCGCTCCAGTTCGGACAGCCGCTCGTCGCCGCCGTTGTCCGGGTCGACGTCGAGCGCCCAGAAGCCTGACGGCTCGCCGGTGGCGACGCCGACGTTCGCCCGCGGACGTTCGCGTGTGATCGCGTCCCACTGCGCCCGGGTGCGCACCACGTCGCGCTGCCACAGTTCGGCGACGGGATGCTTGCCACCCTGGCGCCGGTCGTGCTCCGGGTCGCGCCGCCCGCACGAACAGGTGCCCGAGGACACATCATGTAGGGGTACCAGCGCCCAGCCTCGCGACAGGTAGTGGTCAATCCAGGGTGATGCCGTACCATCGATCATCGAGACCGCCAAATCTCCCGCTCAGCCATGCACGCCAGCCCCGGCCGCCTGCCACGCGAGCCGGGGTTCTTGGTTGCTGCTCCTACCTGTCTACGCCGTCGGCGACGCCTGCGACAGCGGCACAGGGTACGGGGCGGGAGAGTCGCCCTGACGGGCGTACCACTGGTCGACCACGGGTCGACCAGCCGCGATCAGTTCGCGCAAGATCTCGGTCATGGGTCGGTTCTGCTTGTTCGCTCTCTCCTCCACGTACCGCCGCGTCTCGGCGGTCTCCAGTAGGACAAGCTGCTCGGTGTAGCGCGGCGCCAGCGCCATTGTCGGTACCTCCGTGGTCGTCCGGGACTGTCCGGCGCTGTCACCGGACGTACCCGGACACTAGTTGACTAGGCACTCACAGGGCAAGTACGCTCGGCCACGCCGCGCCACACTCACCGATGGTGCGAGACAGGAGAACGACCGATGACTTCACCATTCAGCGATGCGGACCTCAAGGACATCGCAGAAACGAACCGAGCTCGCGTCAGCTACAAAGCCGTCGCCGAGATCGTCGATTACGTTGTGCGCTCGCTCGTTGACGAGCACGGCTGGATTGCACCACTCGTCGGCGCAGCAGAGATCGCACTAGTTGACCAAGTCGCGACAGAAACGCGCGAGATCGACGCCAACGTCTCGCTCGGGTTGAACGCGTCCGGCACGGTGGTCGCGATCTACCTGAGCGACCCACCGATCGAGATCATCGACTGTTCATGAGAACCGTCCAGGTGCCCTGGTTCGCGGTCGACCGGTTCGCCGAGATCGTACGCTCCCGGGATGGCGCGGTGTTCACGCTGATCGGACGCGGACCCGGCTGCGTGGTGCTGGAGCCGGGTCCGGTCGTGGTACCGGTGGACCCGAACGACCTGGTGACCGTACGCATACCCGAACTGGCTGAGGCGATGTCGACGATCTGGCGCGTGCTCGGCCCCTATGAAGTCCTGGCGATCGAAGAGGAGACGTGATGGCACTGACCGACAAAGAGCTTGGCGAGGCGATCAAGTTGCGCGCCCGGGCCACCGAGCAGGCCGCGCTGACCGCGGCCGTGGACGCGTACCGGGCCGAGACCGACCCACTCGGATACCCGGCGCCGAGCGCGGACGGGATGACCGCTGGTATCGCGGCCGCGCTCCTGGCGGTCGCGGAGTCGTTCCGGGTCGAGTCGGACTGGTGGGAGAACTCGCACAAGCGCGGCGGTATCACCACCGCGAAGGAGTACAAGACCGCAGCCGCGCGCCTGGCCGGCGTCGGCGCCGGCATGCAGGCCTTCCGCCCGTCAACTCAGCTGACCCCCGCTCCGCCGTCGCCCGTCGTCGAGCTCGACGACCCAGCGCTCTATCCGAGCAACTTCACACCGATGTTCGACGCCTGTCCGATCCTGCCGGCCGGCCCGGTACCGATCAACGGGTGCATGCTGGGCCTCGGCCACGGTGGCACGATCCACACCAATGTGGATGGTGAGTCCTGGCCCGACCCGACGCCGGTGAGCTCGATCGCCGCGTATCTGGCCGACCCGGACCCGGCCGCCGTGATGCCCGACCCAACGTCCACTGTGGAGGTACGCAAAGTGCAGATCGGCGATCAGGCTGATATCGAAACCGTGGAGGAGTACGCCCACTCCTACGTCGACCCGTTCACCGATCCAGCGCCGATGCCCGCTCCGACCAACTACGGCGAGGTGATGAGCTGGGATCAGCTGCTAGGCGGGCCGGTCGGTCCGCGGCCCGACCACTGGTCGTGGTCGCAGCTGGAGGCACAGGAGGACTGCGGAACCAAGCACGCGCTGTCCCGGCTGTTCGGGGTGGCGCGGCGCCCGGCGTGGTCTCTGGTGGGCGGCAACGCGTTCCACGCGTGGGCGGAAGCGCTGGAGCGCGCACTGGGCGACCCGTCGACCGCTTGGCCCGGCGCGGCCAGGCTCACGGCCATCGAGTACGAGCGCCAGGGCATCACGAAGTCCTGGATGACGTGCCTGTCGGCCGAGATCGCCAAGACGGCCGTCGCCTCGGGTCGCCCGCCGGCGGACTGGTACGCGGCGAAGAACGGTGCCGAGGCCTACGACTGGTGGCGCGTGTCGGGCGAAGAGATGTGCGTGCGGTACCTGGACTGGCGCAGCGAAGTCGACTTCCCGAACGCCCTGCGCGTCCCCCTCAACGCCACCGCGGGCTATCCGGCCGGTTCGATACCGCCACCGGGAGTGGAGCTCGCCATCGAACTGCCGTTCCGGATCAACCTGGCCGACGTCGGTCAACTGCCGCTGTGGTACGAGGGCGTGATCGACGCGGCGTGGCTGGAGACGGACAGTCGGGCGCCGGCGCACCAGCGTCGAATCGCCATCGTCGACCTTAAGACCGGCTCGCACGCGCCGACCGACCCGCTTCAGCTGGCCAGCGCGCGCATCGCGCTGGAGCTCCAGTACGGCGTACGTGCCGACGTCTGGACCGGGCGGTACTGGATGGCGCGCACGGGAAAGCTGAGCGAACCGGCCTTCGACCTGACCGACATGGGTCGCTGGCTCCCGCAGCTGCGCGCCCGGGTGAGCTTGGCCAACGCGGCCGTCTCGGCCAACCTCTTCGCGCCGCGCCTGTCCAGCTTCTGCAAGAGCTGCGACGTGCGCCGTGCCTGCCCGGCGGTGAACCCGTGAGCGTCGTCAGGTGGCACGAGCTGCGCTGTGACGGCTGCGGTCGCACCGGGCCGGGCGGTCCGTACCGGACGCCGACCGAGGCACGCAAGATCGCCAGGCGCGAGCAGGGCTGGCGCCGCGAAGCTCTCGGCGCCGCAATGGACATCTCGCGCGACGGCGTTGGCGAAGATCTGTGCGCCGACTGCGCGCAGGCCCGAAAGGTCACCTCATGAACGATTTGATCGAGTTCTTGAACGACCGCTACGACGAAGCTGTTCGTGCTCGATATGGCGACGGGGGCCAGTTCGCAGACCTGGCCGCGAAGTTGTTGATCGTCAGGCATGCCGAGACCTGGTCGCAGACCAGGCAAGCCGCGCTCGTCGGATGGCCAGAGCCGCAAGCCGCGGTCTACCGGATGGCGATGGAGTGGGTCCTGCGAGCGCTGGCGCAGCCGTACCGCGACCATCCCGACTACCACGAAGTGTGGGATCTATGAACGACGTCATCTGGGTTGTGATGCCGCGCGCTCAGGCCGCACACCTCGTTGTCGTGCCGGCGCGGGGTACGCAGCGCGTCGCGCTGTGCGGCTACGACCCGACCAGGAACCGGCACGAGACCTGGCTGCCGTGGACGGGCGACCGTGGTCACTGCTCGCGCTGCGAGCGCCGAGCAGCTGAGTCGCCAGTTGACAACCTAACTGGTGACCAACTAGCGTCCTACCTGTCACCCATCGATGAGGAGCAGACATGACCTATCCGAACCAGGCCAACGGCGCAGACCCGTTCACCGATACCGCCACCGGCGTCAAGGTGCCCAAGCCGCGTCACCTCGCCAACCGCACGGTGATCTACGTGCCGCGCTCGATCGACGAGACCGCGATGTACAAGAACGCGAGCCGGCCGAGCGTCGTTGCCGACCTGATCGTCTGTGACGGCGGGCCGGTGCGCTACGGCGACGACGAGGACAAGCACACCCCGGCCACGCACGAGAGCGCGACGCCGGCCATGTGGCGCGGCATCCAGATCGCCAATACCGCTATCGTCGGCGCGCTGCGTCCGATCGTCGGTCAGGGCATCCGGGTAGGCGTCATCGTGATGGGCACCAGCGCGTTCCTGCTGGAGAACCTGGACACAGCTGACCCGCGCCGCGCCGCGGCCGCTCAGCTGTGGTTCGCCATCCAGTCCGGATCGTTCGTCAACCCGGCACCGGTCGAACTGGCGCAGCCGGGCCTCGCGGGTGGCGTCGTCGCGCAGGCGCAGTCGTACGCTCAGCCCGTCCAGGCGGCCGCCGCTCCGGCTCCGGCCGGAAGCATCCCCCCTCCGCCGGCAGGTTGGGACCCGGGCGCATGGTTGGGCCTCACGGACGCGCAGCGGGCACAGTTCCTGGCCGGCGCGCCGACGCGCTTCTGACGAGAACCGCCCCGGGTGTCGTTCAGGGATGCCCGGGGCGCCGGGAAGGGAGAGCGTGATGTCCGCATCAACCTTGATCATCGTCACGACGATCGCTTCGGTCGCTTGGGCCGCGTCGATCGTCATCGCCATGATCCTGATCTCGATGTTGCTCGGTTCGCGCGCGCGCTGGCGTGCGCGTGCGCGTCGCTTCGAAGGCCTTGCCGAGCATCGCGGGCGAGCGCTCGCCGCGGCACGCGAGCAGGCCGACCGCATCGCGGATCAGCTGCGCGAACTGCTCGACGACGCCAAGAGTACCGACGTGATCCTGTCGGAGCAGTGGTCACGCGAGGCGAGCGAGCAGAGGATTACGTGGGTCGACACGATCGACACGACGAGCTGGCCCGACCCGAAGCCGATGATCTCGGACACGCGGCTGGTCGACGCCGATCAACCGATACGTATCCGGTGGAATGAGCGCGGCATGTTCACGCTGGAGATCCCGTCGGTCGACGGCGGGGAACAGTCATGATCCCGGTCGCCATCGGCGTCGTGGTCGGCACGCTGATCTCGGCGCTGACCACCTGGCACGCCTGCCGGCCGCCGAAGGTCGACCGCCTCGCGGGTCCGCTGTTCCCCGCCGGACCGGACTCAGCAACGTCAAGCGTCCGCTTGGATTTCGGGCGCACCATCGACGCCACGATCATCTTGGAGCGCCTGGCGACCGAGCGCGGCGATCATATGATTCCGGTCGGCCGGCGCGGCGTCACGCACGCCATCGAAGCCGTCCCCGCGGCCGCCCGAGCGCGCCGCATCGCCGTCGAGCACCAGCACCGCATACACCGCCTCACCGCTCCGCCCCGACTGCGATTGGTTGCATGATGAGTAATGATCTTGTTGACCGGGCGATCACGTACGCCGCTGGCGATCCGGTCAAGGCAGTCGAGTACGTGAGCCAGCTTGGCGTTACGAGCGCTCAGATTGCCGCTGCGGTACTCGGTACGTACGACGACATCGCCGAGGCGCGAGCCGAATGGTGCCGCGCGAATATGCCAGACGATTTAGAGTCCGAGCTACTGGCGCAATTGCGGACTTCGATGATGCGCAAGATCATCGCTACCGTGCTCGATCGCGGGCATGTGCCGATCGAACTTCCGCAATTCGCGGTCCTGCCAGGCGCGACCACATTCGATATCGACGTTCTGCTCTGTCGCGTCCGCACCCGAAAGGTCGCATGATGAAATGGCGAACAGTGTTTACCGACAGCGAATCCGAGAAGGGCGTGACGCCGGTCTGCACCGACGAGCGTCACCCGTGGGTCGTCGCTGGCGAGCAGCCGCTATGGGTGGCCGGGACTTCATCGGACGGTCCGGATACGTTCGACTGCTGCCGCGGGCCGGTACTGGAATGCGAGTCTGAGACAGCGGCACAGGTCATCGCCCGCGCACTCACCGAGGCACATGTGGAGATCGCGGATTGATCGAACTGCACGGGGGCCCGATCGTCGATCTTGTTATCACGCACACCTGGACCCGAGAGACCGGAGTCGTCGCCATGGCGAGCAAGAACGCGAACAAGGGTAAGGGCAAGCCGGACGCCGACGGCCGCGGTCGCCACCGCGCCACCACCGAGCGCACCGTGGACCGCGGTCCGGCCGAAGGCTTTCCCGTGCAGGGTGGCCGGCGTACGCCGATCGGACGTCCGCCCGAGGATGTCGTGGACAAGCTGCTCAAGGGCGAGTCGTGAGCGTGACCTACCATGATTCACGGATACGTGTATCATGGAGGGCATGACCATGATCGGAGTTGACGAACCGCACTGGTGCCGGGGCGATGTCGCCGCGTACCTCGACGTCAAGGTGGATTCTCTCGCCAGGTTGCGCCTCCCCCAGCCGGATGGTTTCGATGCCGATCGGCACTACATCCGGCCATGGTGGTACCGGTCGACCATCGTCGAATGGAACGCCGCCAGACCGGGTCGAGGCGCCCCGGGTAGGCCGAAGCCGCGCCGCCGTCGCGTCGCGTAGCTGCTCGCCAATTTGTGACCTATCTCACACGCATACGTGGCTTCTCGCATTGAGAGAAGCCACGTATGCGTGCTACCTTTACCTCATGCGGTTGAGTCGGCCGACTCCCGCAGAGCTCTCCCCCTCACCCAAGGAGTCATCATGAACCGCATCACCGCAGCGAAGATCGTCGGTTACACCATCGCCACCGTGGCCGCGGCGAGCAGCTACGGCCACCAGGTCGACCTGCTTACTCACGCGCAGCTTGACCCGCTGTTCGGGATCATCCCGAGCGAGTGGGTCGTGCCCAGCACGGTCGACCTGCTCGCCATCATCGCCCTCATGGTCCGCACCGACCGCGAGGCGACCGCCAAGACGAAGCTCCTGGCGCTGATTCCGCTGATCCTGGCCGGCAGCCTGAGCGTGGCGGCCAACGTGGCCACTGCGCACACCAAGGTCGGCGTCGTCGTCGGCGTCTGGACGGTGCTGGCGTACCTGCTCGCCGAGTGGTTCGTCTCGATGATGGAGCGCAAGTCGGCCGACGCCGACCTCACGCCCCGCCAGATCGGCGCACGCAAGGCCGCGGCCACCCGGGCGAGCCGGACACTCACTCCGCGCCAGATCGCCGCCCGCAAGGGCGCCGAGACGCGCCGCCAGCGCAAGTTGGACCGCGAGCTTGAGGCGATCACGGCGAGCGCCGGCGCCTGATCGGCGACACAGAAGAGGCCTTGCCCGTCGCTGGCAAGGCCTCTTCTGTGTCCGGAGAGTACGTCAGGTACGAGGCGGCCAGAACCAGTGACCCGGCTCGTCGCCCTCGGTCCGGCTCGTCGCCCAGTACGAGTCCGAGCCGTCCAGAAAGACCTGTAGGTTGACGCTTCCGCTCTCGGCGTGATTGAGACGCACCACGACGGCCGGGTACGCGTCGCCCTGGTTCGGACGATTGCCGACCGAGCCGTGCGGCGTCACCACGTAGTTCTCGACGTCGTAGAGCGCCATGCGGTAGTGCACGATCCGGCCGACGCTGACCGGCCCGCTCACAGCGTGGGCGGGGTGTCGCTGCCGTCGGCGTCGCCGACCTCGGCGTCGAACGCGTCGATCTTGGCCGTGGCCGCGTCGAGCGCGTCCTGACCGGCCTGCGTGAGGTTCTCGCGCTCGGCGGTCATGGCGTCGCGGAACGCCCGGAAGTCGGCCGCGATGTCGTCGATCTTGGTGCCGAGTGCGGTGATCTGCTCCGCTGCGGTTGCCATCATTTCTCCCATGTGTGCGAGTTGGGTCAGAACGTCTTCGAGCGCGTCGAGTACGGCCGGGTCGGACGCGACCTTCACCGTCAGCTCGATCTTGAGTTTCGCCATCCCGGTTACCGTAGTTCAGTGGGTCCGTTTGGGACAGCCCAGACCAGCGCCAGCGACGCCAGTACCGCGCCGGCCGACGCCAACCACTCGTTCACCGAGATGCCGCTGCCGTCCGCCGTGGCCACGATCAACGCGCCAACGCCGGCCGCCGCGGCTCCCGTGATCGCCTTCGCCACTTTGTCCAGCTTCATGGCGTGAGCTTACCCGTCCGCTCCGGCCAGCTGGCGCAGCCCGTCCAGCGTGGCCCGCGGGTCGCGTATCGCGTCGCGCCAGTACTGGCCGATGCGTACCACCTCGTTGCGCGCGCGGGCCGCGTCAGCGCGCGCGCTCTCGGCGTCGAGCTGCGCGGTCAACGCGTCCTGGCGAGCCTTCGACACCTCTATCCAGGCGGCCTGAGCGCTCGTCTGAGCCGCCCGCGCGTCCGCCTGTACCTGCGTGACCCACTCGGCCGCCGCGCCCGTCAGCGTGTCAGCTGCGCTCGCCTCGGCGACCTTGCGACCTTTGCGGTTGACCCACGCCTGAACCAGCGGCACGGCCGCTGCTGAGGAGACCAGCGCGGCGCCGATGCTGACGACCACCTCGGGCCAGCTCATCGCGGTACGTCACCCCTGCCCCCTGCGCCAGTCGCGTAGCTCGGCCTGAATCTGAACCGCGCGGAACGCGTTGGATACGCCCCAGGCTACGACAAGCCCCGCGGTGATCCATGCTGGCGCCGGCCGGAGCGCAAACGTAAAAACGGCGAAAACGACCAGTGGGCCAACGCCGAGTAGGTTACCTGCCTGTTCGAGCATGGCGCCCGATTCCGGCGCGACGCGTCGCCAGTACACGCCAGCCAGACCGATGACGCCGCTGGCGACCAGCGCGCCGTACCAGATCGGATGCGCCCACCCCGGCAGGGCGAGTGCGACGGCCGGCGGTACCGGGGTCAGCCGCGCCAGCGTCGACACGCCCAGAATGGCGGAGTATGCCAGAAGTAGCTCTTCGTGCGCCTGCCGGCGTCCGCGCGCCGTCGCGATGATGACCACGATTCGCAGCCTAGGCGTGCTCCCGTCGCACGTCGTGGGTTGATCGCTGTCTATTACTGGCCGGTACGCTGGCCCGTGTGACCGAGACTCCGGCGCCCGACTACAACCGAGGTGTCATCGACGGCATCGTCCAGGCCCGGATGGACGAATTCGACCGACACTTCGGCAAGATCAATGGCTCGATCGACAACGCCGCCGCGGTGCAGCATGATCTCAAGATCGCCATTGAGCGTCTGATCGCCCAGGGGACCGCGCGTGATGCCGCTCAGGTCGAGCGCGACAAGGCCGCGCTGGCGATGGCCGTGGCCCTGGAGAAGCGAGGCGACCGCGCGTGGTCTCCGTGGCAGCGGCTCGTCACCGTCGCCGCGGTCCTCGTCGCGGTCGCCTCGCTTCTGTTCTCAGCGTTGCGCTGAGCGGCTACGCGTCCGGCGTCGCCGCGTCGCTGAACACGCGACGCACGGCAGCCTCGACGTCGTCCGCGCTGAGCGCGTCGCCGCCCGGCGTACCCGACCGGGGCAGCGCGGCGACGATGGCGGCCGCCAGGACGATCGGGTCTACGGCATCGCCGACCGGCACGCCACACAGCGCCGTGATCGTCTGCTCCATCGTCCAACCCGCGACGACCGTCTTCGACACCTGATGCACCGGCGGCGCGCCGGCCGCGGTCATCGCATCGTTGATCGCCGACGACAGCGGTACCCGGCGGTACTCGGTCCCGTTGGTCACGAAGACGTGCTTGTCGTATCCGGGGAACGTGAATCGCAGCATGTGAACGGAACCCCCAGGGGTAGGCGACGCGGGCACGCCGGCCGGCGTGCCGTTGACGAGACTGATAAGTGCCTGCTCGGTGCCGCGGAAGCAGTTGATGTCACTGCCCGCGCTGGCGCCAGGGACCTTGCAGCGTGAACCGATCTGGCCGATGTCCGGCGTGCGGTGACCGTACGCCGTGAACGCCGGATGATGCGCGCCGCCCCCGGCCGTGTAGAGCATGACCGGACCGACGGCCGGATTGCCGGCCGGGTAGTTGGCGGACACGATCGGCCACGGCCAGTCGTTGAGGTTCGGACTACCCAGGTAGCTCGACTCCCAGAACGAATGGGCGATGTAGCCGACGAGCGGCCGATGGTCTTTGACGAACTCCCACCGCGCCGCGAAGCGCGCCAGGTCGGTCCACCGAGGCACCAGGCCACGACTGACCAGTTCGGGGAGCGGTTCGGCGTCGAGCATCGCCCACGTTGCCCTGCCCGCGTCGAGCAGACGCCGGAATGCGTCGACCTGGCGGATCGTGCTGGCCTGGTCGCCGCGCACCGGTATGTGGTAGCCGCCCCGGGCGGCAAAGCCGGCGGCCTTCGCGTCACGCAGCGCCTGCCCGCCGCGCGGGTCGACGAACCAGTACCCGGCCGGGTCTCCCTCGGACAACTTGGCCATCATCACGTTCGATGTCGCCCGGCGAATCTCCGGCCAGTGGAGCGCGCGGCCGGCCCGGTCGTAGTCGTGGTGGCTCGTGTCGATGTAGTAGGTCTCGCTCATGTCACACGCCCCGTGATGACCAGCACCGGTTCAGAGTCGGCGCAGTACGGGCCAGCTTCCGAGGACAGGTGTAGCGAGCAGTCGTGCGTGAAGCCCTTGTAACTCGGCGACCACCAGGCGCGCTGGATGTTCACGCCGGTCATGATCTCGTCGGCGTCCCACGCGCTGACCCCCTGCGAGTCCAGCCGCGCGCGTACGGCCGCGCGCGCGTCCTCGGGCGCGGCGTCCTGGCCTTCGATGATCAGGATCGGATTCTCGACCTGGTCGTACACGGTGACGATCTCAGGTAGTTGATCAGGTTGGGTCACGCCAGTTCCCCTATCGCCAGAATCGAGTAAAAGTCGCCAGCCGCCGGAACGAACGGCGACGCGGCGCCGACGACGTTCCCGCCGTGGAAACGTATCGTGTCGATGACGCTCGCGCCCGGGGTCAGGAGGGCGAACGCGGTGTAGTGGTTGGCGGCCGACTGGTCGCGGATGCCGACGGAACACATGTTGCGGGGTGAGCCGGTCGCCCACGTCAGCGCGCCAGCCCCCGGCAGGGTGAACGTGTAGTTGCCGCTGCCGACCGTACTCGTCGAGCCGATCGACAAGCCGATGTTGAGTACCAGCAGCTTGCGCAGCTGCTGGTATGCGCCGAAGATCGTCCCGTTGCCGAGCGCCGGCGCCGAGCCGGACGACCCCCACGTCGACGTGTACGTAGACCACGGTTCGGTCAACGCCTTCAGCGCGTTCAGGATCTCCAGCCAGTCATTGCCGTCGGGCACCTGGCCGGACGTCAGCGTCGGGATCGTGCCGGTGTAGGCGGTCACAGCGCGATCGCCCCCGGCCACCAGAGCCGCACGGGTATGCCCGCGTTGTGCACCTTGCGGACGCCGTTGACCGAGCGCGTCACGGTGAAAGTCTGCGGACTGCTCGCCCCGCTGATGTTCGTGACCGTCATCCGCTCGCCACCTATGTCAAGATCGAAATTGACCGTACCGGTGACCCAGAGTACGCCGCTGGACGCCACGCTCACGCTCGTCGCAGTCGGGTCGGGCAGCGCGGCGGCGAGTGTCGAGGTGCGGTTGTCGAGCCGACCGCGGTTACCGGCACCGGCGATGGTGTACGCCTCGTACGGCCAGTACGGCGACATGTTGGCCGTGACCGACCAGACGCGCCGACCCGCGATCGTCTCGGTGAAGCCGCGCCAGACGCTGTCGACGTCACCCTTGGCCGCCTGGCGCGGCGGGTTGCGCACCGTCGAGCGGTCGCCGAGACGCACCGCCAGCCAGGCGCCGGCCAGGCCCGCGAGCGGTTGCTGGTGCAGATCCAGCCCGAACGACGGGTGGCGCTTACCCGGTGCGACTCCTTCGTGGACTGCCCAGCTGGCGCAGTTGAGTAGCATGCCGTCGGTCTGCACATTGGCGTCGATCTGGTCTTCGTACTCGCCCGCCAGCGCGACGTCCGTCGCGTCGGTGTACGTCGCCTCACCGCCGGTCGGCCGCGAGGCGGTGATCTTGTTCTTGCGCTTCTGGTCGTCGCGGGTCGGATCCCACGGCATGACCAACTCGCCGCCGGCGCCATCGACGATCAGCCCGGCGGTCTGGTTGTAGAGCTGGCTCAACGCCCGGTACCGCGCGCGTCCGAGCGTGTCGTCCAGGATGCCGCGGTCGGTCTTCTCGACGTCACGCAGTACGGGCATGAGCGCGTCGGCCGGCTGCGCGCCCATGCGCGCGCTCGTCGTCGCCGTGGCCGCGGCCACCGGCACGCCCTCCTCGTTACACAGCCGCACGACGCGCGCGTGCGCGTACTCACCCTGCCAGCCGTTGGCCGCCTGGTACAGATCGCCGAACGTGGCGTCGGTCGAGACGATCAGCCCGCCGAGTCCGACCGACACGCCAGCATTGTTGATCGTCCCGGACAGTGAGCCACTGTTTCCGGTCGGTCCGACGAAATTGGTCGGCGGGTCGGGCGAGCCGCTGATCAGGTCTGTATCGGCCAACACGCCGTCGATCCATAACTCACTGGCGATGTTGAAGCCCGACTGTTCGAAGTGCACGCCGACCGTGTGCGCGTCGCCGTCGAAGATGCTGTAGGCATCCCCCGCGGCGGCCAGTGCGGAAGTGTACGAGCCGGTCACCTGTACGCCGGTGTTGGCCGGTGCGGTCGGGTCGAGCGTCGCGACGATCTTGAAACTCTTGTAGAAGACGACGCCGTCGGTGACGGCGGTCACGCCCGAGGTCTTCACGTCGAACAGCGTCACCGAGTGGATGCCCGGCGGGTCGGCGGGGATGCCGCGCGCCACGAACCAGAACCAGACGTCGTTCGCGCTGGCGATGGTCAGCTTCGCGCTGGTCGCCAGGCGCACGCCGACTTCCACGTCGAACGCGGTGAGGCCGGCCGTCCCGGGTAGGCCGTCGGCGCCGGCCGCCTGCGTCCCGGCGTCGTAGACGAGGTCAGGCTGCGTGCCGGTCAGGTCGACCGCACGCGTCGCGTCCTGCCCCTCCTCCATGAGCCAGGCGGCCGAGATCGGCGCGGCGTTGGCCCCGAGCGCGGTACGACGCAGAGCCGTCTTCGCCGCCTTCTTGGCCTGGTTGAGCCGGGTGAACAGCCCCGCCGCATCGACGTGTGCCTGACACAGCATCGGCGTGCCGGCCGGCCAGTCGTCCACGATCGACGTCAGATACTGCACGGTACGTACGACAGTGCCGGCCGCTGTGCCGGCGTTCAGGGACAACCTGATGGGCAGCCCGACGTCGATGAACGGCCAGAGATCGGACTCCACGTTGTCCGAGGTGTACCGACCGGTCGGCGTGTTGTCGATCACGAACATCATCGACGATTCGCCTTCGCCCGCTTCGTCGGCTGACCCGGTGCTCCACTGGAGCGGTTCGGCCGCCTGCCAGTCCGGCAGGATCGACTGCCAGGCATAGGTGTCCGGGTCAGCTGTGAGATCGGCACCCGGCGCGATCTCCAGTACGATGCCCAGATCGTCCTCCGGCCAGGCCACGTCAGACCCCCACCAGTGCGGTCGTGTCCCCGCCCGAGTGGCGCACCGTCTTGCGTACGCCGCGCATCACGCCGGTACCGGTGAACACGACGGTGAGCGTCCCGCCGTCGCCACCCCCGCGACCGGTCGCGCGCGCCTGCTCGATCAGCTTGACCAGACGCGACTCCGGGATCCCGTACTCGACCTCGCCGCCGTCGCCCATCACGACGGTACGGCCGCCCGCGGTCGGCTGGACGATCCCGCCCTGCGCGAGATGCGGGATCTGCGGGATGGTCGGGAAGTTCACCCCGGGCACCTTGTTCAGCCCGTTGATCGCCATGTCGATGAAGCTGATGAAATTGTTGATATACCCGATAGCGACATTGATCAGCTGTTTTGCGCCGTTCACCGCGTCGGTGAATGCGCCCTTGATCACGCTGCCAATGCCACGGAACACGCGCATCACCCCGTCACCGAAGGAGTGCAGCGCGCTGCCGGCCATCGAGATGAATGGATGCAGGTTCTTGTCCCAGAGCCACGTGATCACGCCCGCGATCGCGTGCACGATCGGCGCAATCGCCACGTTGTACAGCCAGGCGAAATTGCCTCCGAGTATGGCGAGCTGGCCGCCGATCGCGCGCAACACCGGCGCGAAGATCGACCGCCAGAGCCACATGCCCACCGCGCCGAGCGCACGCAGGATCTGCATCGTGCCGGCGATGAGCGGCGTGATCAACACCCGGAAAAAGAACACGAACAAGTGTGCGAACGACGAGACGATCCGGGCGATGAAGTTGAAGACGGCCGCGGCGCCGCGCCCGAACGGCACGAGAACCGAGTGCCAGAACCAGAGGAACGGCGCGGCGATGGCGCGCCCGGCGCTGACGAAGAACCGCGTGAACGGGCCAGCGAACCAGGCGCCGACCCCCTTCATGAAGCTCCAGATGTGTTGCCAGATGCCGATGAAGAATCCGGAGATCGGCCGCCAGTACCGCACCAGTACGTAGGCGACGCCGATGATCGCCGCGATGATCGCCACAATCAACCCCAACGGGTTGGCGTTGGCCGCTACATCGAACTCCACCTGGGCCGCCGTGGCGGCCGTTATCGCGGGCACGAACAAGCGGTACAGCTCGACCGCCTGGCCGATGAAGCTCAGCACCGGACCCATGGCGATGCCGAGCGCGGCCAGCCCGACGACCCACTTCTGCGTGACCGGATCCAGCGCGGTGAACCAGTCCACCGCCTGACCAAGCTTGTCGATCAGCGGACCCAGCTGATCCAGGATGGTCGACAGAGCGGGGGCCAGCTTGTCGCCGAGGCGCTGGGCGAACACGCTCGCCTTGACCTTGGTCTGTTCCCACTGGAATCCGGCTTTGTTGACCCCGGACGTGACCTCCTTGAACGCGGCGTCGGTCGTCCCAGCAGCTTTCCCCATCTGCTCCAATTTGGACTTGTAGTCTTTCGACTGCGAGCCTGCCAGCCCGAGCGCGATCGTCTGGCCCTCGATCGACGAGATGTAATCCTGCAACGGCTTGCCGGTGCGCTTCGCCTCGGCGGTCAGGAGCTTGATCGCGCCGGCCAGGCCCAGCTGCTTCACCGCGGCGGCGCCGGAGGTGAAGCCCTGCCGACGTAGCGCGCGCTCGGCGTCTGTGGTCGGCGCCATGAGGGACTGGAGCGCGCCGCGCAGCTGCGTCGACACCTCGGACGCGTGGCCGGTCACGCCGGTGAAGGTCGCCATGGTGGCGAAGAGCTCCTCCTGCGTGACGTTCAGGTTCTGCGCCAGCGGGACGACCTGGCCGATGCTCGCCGCGAGCTCAGGGAACGTCGTCTGCCCGAGGCGCACCGTCAACAGGCCCAGGTCGGCGGCGTGCTGGATCGCCTCTTTGCTCGTGTCGTTGTACCCCTTCGTCACCGCGCTGGTCAGGTTGATCGCGTCGGTGGTGGTGGCCAACCCGGCAGCCGCCGCGCGCGCGTTGATCTCCAGGTCCTTGGCGGAGTCGGCCGTGTCGCCGAAGGCCGAGAGCACCTGGTACAGACCGCCGGCCAGGTTGTCCGTGGACTGGCCGGTCGCGATGGCCATGTCCTGCACGGCCGACTTCAGTTCGGTGACGCGCTTGGTGTTGCCCGGGATCAGCGTCGCCACGTTGGCCATGGCGGTGTTGAACTGCTTCGAGCTGTTGAACGCCGCGATGCCGATGCCGACCAGGGGGAGGGTAAGCCCGATAGACAGCCGGCTGCCCACCTTGCCCATCTTCTCGCCAGCGTCTTTGAACTTGTCTCTCGACCGGTCGATCTTGCGGTCGAACTCCGCGGTCTCGACGCCCATCTTGGCGACGATGCTGCCCACCTCGAAGCTCATGGCGTCACGCTATCCCCGCCGCGCTGAGGCGCCATGGCGCGACTCAGGCGTGTGTCGGCGTTGCAGAGCCCGGCCAGACGCACCTTGAGCCAGCGCCAGCTACGTCCGGCGAGTGCCCCGGGCGCACCGACGTCGAAGCCGTACACGCTGTGCATGTCCGCCTCCACCTCCGCCCAGTGCGCCATGATCCCTTCCCACGTAGCGACCTCGCCTTTCAGCTTTGCTTCGACGCTGCGCGGGATCTCGTACCACTCGTAGAGGCCGGTCGCCGGGTCTTGCTCGCCCCGGCCGAACCGGTCGAGCGTCGCGCCGCCCGGTTCGTCGGGGCTGAGGCTTCCGGGCGACCGCCACCGGCCCAGTACTGCTCGGCCGCCGCGATGTTCGCCCCGATCCAGACGATGGCCGTCTGCCCGATCAGCTGCACCCGGGGCCAGCTGACCCCGTCGCTCAACAGTTCCTTGTACAGCGTCTCGCCAAGCGCCAGCTTGTAGATGTCGATCTCTTCGTCGTCGTCGAAATGCATCTTCGGAGGCGGGCCGGCCACCTCGCCGCCGGCCATCGTGATAGCGCCTCGACTCAGGAGTCGCTGGCAGTAGAGCCCGAACTCTGCCGTAGCGGGGGGCACGACGTACACCTTGCCGCCCACGGGGAGCGACAAGGTGTCGTCGAAGAACTCGTCGAGATCCTGAAAGGCCATCGCCAGGTACCGCCGATCAGACGTACACGTAGGAGTCGGCAGAGCTGGTCGCGCTCGTACCGGTGGCGCTGGTCACCGTGACGTCGACCGTGCCGGCGGCGTGCGCCGGCGCAACCGCGGCGATGTGGTTTTCGTCGACCACGACGTAGCTGGTCGCGTTGGTCGCGCCGAACTTGACGCCGGCCGCGCCGCTGACCGCGACGAAGTGGGTGCCCACGATCGCCACCAGCGTCCCGCCGGCCGCGCCGCCAGTCGCCGGAGTGACCGAGGAAACGGTGGGCGCGGCCACCGGTACGGCTGCCGGGTTCGTGATCGCCGTCAGGCCGCCGGAGCCACCTTTGAGCGAGAGCGTGATGGTGACCGCCTGCAAGGCCACGTTGTCACCACCATCGTCCGACCAGGTCACCTCGAAGAAACCCGAGTACGCCTCCGGCCCGCCGTCGCGGTCGTACCACCGCACGTTGGCCACCCCGTTCGAGCCGAACGCGTACGCGTTGGCCCGCAGCGCTTCCTGCGCCGTGTCGTAGTTGGTCGCGTCGGTCGGGTCGCGACGCCGGTTGACCTTGATCTCGGGCGCTGCGGTCAGGCCCGTCTTCGTCTGGCCCGTCCAGCCGCCGTCCTCGTAGTCTGAGTCGGACTGGAGCGTCGGCGTCACGTTCGGCTTGAAGTCGGTCATCCCGAACAGCGTTGTCCATACGGGGACGGCCACGGTGCCGGTGTTCACCTGCACCCGAAACTTGCGCTGGAGGGCAGTAACGTCGCTGCCGGTACCGGTCATCTGTTGATCTCCCTTGGGATCTGTATGGCAGCGACGAGCACGCCACTGGTCGCGCTGTAGTCGACGCGCACCTTGCCGTCGGTCTGGTTGTAGATGCTACGGGGAAACGTCGCCGTGATGACGCGCCCCGTCGTCGCGGCCAGCACAATTGCCAGGTCGCCGACCGCCTGACCGTCCACCACGGCGGCCGTGGTGATGGTCACGGTGCGGGTTGCGGCGTTCGTGTTCTGGAGCAGGAGCACCGTCGAGCCGTCGTTGACGAACTGGTGCCCGCCGGCCACGGCCGACGTCAGCGCCGCGTCAGCGACAGTCAGCCCGCCGCGGGCGGCGACCACGAGCGCCAGATCCGTGTACGCCATCGCTACTCCAGTCGCGCGCTCGGCCGCGGACACCGAACGTAGTAGTTGATCACACGCTCGTGCCGACCCAATTGATCCGGCCCAAGCGGTAGCTCGCTCTGCCAGTCGATCGCGCTGACGGCCACCTGATCGGGAGCTGTCCCCAGCACCGTCACGCCCAGCCCGTTCAGCGCGTCGAAGACGCCATCGCGCAGGTCGGCGGCCACGCCGGGTGACGTCGTTCCGCGCACCCGCACCTGCACGCCGATCGTGACGTCCTGTAGCCGCCCGTCGGCCGCGATCGGATAGTCGGTCAGACAGACGATGCGCTCGGGCGACTGCGGGAGGTCGATCAACGTGATGGCCACGTCGCCTGCGGGAGGCGGCGCGCCGGGCGACCACGTGCCGACGCCGGCGGAGTCGAGCAGTTCGGCCAGGCCGGTCAACAGCTGCATGCCGAAGCTCATGCGGTCACCCGGCGTTGCTGCTCGGCGATGATCCGGGCGCCCATGTCGCGGCTGGCTTCGAGCGGCACTTCGAGGTACTTCGCGTGGCGGCCGGGCGAATGCCGGTACGTCAGGTCTTCGTGCTGGCGGGCAGCGTACGGCGTGTCGTAGACGACCCGCCGGGACAGCACGAGCGACCCAGGGCCGGCCGGCACCAGCGTGCCGGCGCGCTCCAACGTGCCCTCGTCGTGCGGCACGATCCGACGAGACTCTTCGAGTACGTGTTCGGCCCAGAGGTAGATGCCGCGGGCGGCCGCCTTGCGCATCGCCCGCTTCAGTTCTTCGCCATGCCAGGCGACCGTGGCTGCCTGCGCCATCCCGTCTCCTCCCGGCCGAGCGATCGTCAGATGAAAATGATCTCCAGATGGTCCGGCGTCGGCAGGCCGCCACCGTCGCGTCGCAGCGCTGCCATCACTGTAGCGGTGCGCCCGTCCGGCAGGGTCGCCCTGCTCTCCGGCGGTACCGACGCGTCTAGCGAGCCGTACGCCGTGCCCTCGCTCAGGATCTGCGAGCCGGTCGAGTCGCGCACCATACGCCGCTTGTCGTCGAAGAACACGGCCAGCGCGTAGGCCGTCCCGTACACCTTCACGCCGGCGCCGGTCGTCCCGGCGTACGGCTCGATCGTGATCGTGTGCACGAGCAGCGAAGGCGGGATCTCACCCATCGCTCAGCCCGTCCACGGCGCGCCGCCGGTGAGCCCGGCAGTCTGGAGCACCTGCCACGCGTCGGCGCCGAGGCGGGCCTGCCCGTTGCCCGGCCCAGATATCGCGCCCTGACTGGACCGGGTCAGCGATACGGAGCCGATCGATACTGAGTCGTACACGGGCGGCTGCCCGTCCGTCCATCCGTTGATCAACCAAAAGTCAACCTGCCAACACGTCGCCTCGGCGAGCGTGGCCAGGACCGTCGCGTCAGCCGCGTCGTACTGCGTCGACAGGATCGTGCGGTCGACCTCATGGCTCGCCTTGCGGAGCAGGTACGCCAGGTTGCCCGGCGGGACCTTGCCGATGTAGCGCGCGTAGTCGGCCGTGGTCGCGTGCGAGCCGGCCAGCGACGCCGGCGGCTGCGGAACGACGTCGACCGTCAGCGACTGCACGCCGGCGCCGGTACCGGCCACAGACCAGGTCTCGATGTACTGACCGGCCTGGGTCAGCTGGTAGGTCGGCGCCGCCCAGCTCGCTCCCGCGTCTCCGGTCGTCGCGGTCGGGTGCGTCACGGTCAGATCCGGCGCGGTGATCGTCAAGGTCGCCACCGTCGTACCGTCGAACGGGGCAACGGAGAGCGCCGGTGTACGCCAGTCCCCCACGTCATACGTCGTCATGCGCGCTCTCCCGTCACGCCGGCACCAGGACGGGCGCGTCGACCACCATGGCCCCTGGCGTCAGCGAGGTAGCCGACGCGCCCGGGGTCAGCGTACCGGCCGCGGCATGGCTCGGGATCAAGGTCGAACCGGTTGCCGTGAGCACGCCCGCAACGAGAGCTGACCCGGCAGCGCTGGCTACGTCAGCCGGCGCGAGATGCGCGGTCGCGCTGGCGATGGTGACCGTAGCGTCCGGCGCCGACCCGGTGCCCACAGAAACGCCCGCCGCGCCCGCCACGCTTGCCGCTGACGCGTTGGCGACGCCTGTCGCCACTACGCCCCCCGCGCGCGGCTGCGCGCTCACGGACGCGCTCAGGCCTGCGCCGGCGCCCGCGCTCAGGCCTGTCGGCGCACTCGTCGAGCCGGGGATCAGGACCGTCGGTTGGTTCGCCGTACCGACGCCCGACGCCAGGCCCGCAGGCGCCGCGCTGGTCAGCGTGAGCGTCGGCTGGTTGGCGGTACCGGTTCCGGCCGGAGCGCCAGCGTTCGGCTTGACAGAGGCGGCCGGGGTGAGCGAGGCGCCGCTGCCGGACGCATTGCCGGCGTTGGCTCGCGCGGCGATGGTCGGACTATGCGCCACCCCCGTACCGGCTGGCGCTCCCGCGGGCGCGTTGCTCGTCAGCGTGAGCGTGGGCTGATTGGCGGTGCCGGTTCCGGCAGCGTTGCCTGCCGGCGCGCTGGTGGCTGCGAGCGTCGAGACCGTCGGCTGATTCGCGACACCGGTACCGGCAGGAGCGCCAGCGTTGGGCTTGACCGCGGCCTGTGGGGTCTGCGAGGTGCCGCTGCCGAGCGCGTTGCCGGCCGAGGCGTTGCTGGCGAGCGTCAGCGTCGGCGCGTTGCTCGCGCCTGTTCCGGATGGAGCGCCAGCGTTCGGCTTGACGGAGGCCTGTGGCGTCTGCGAGGTGCCGCTGCCGGCTGGAGCGCCGGCGTTCGGCTTGACGGAGGCAGCGGGAGCGTTGCTCGTGCCTGTTGCGGCGACGCTGCCGGCCGGGGCGTTGGTCGACGCCGCCGCGCTGCCCTTGATCTCGACCGCGACGATCGAGTACTTCTGTCCGACCGGCGCGGAGAGTCCGACCGTCTTCGCGCCGGTCGCTCCGGCGTCGGTCCAGCGCGCGGCGTAGGTGGTGTACCCGCCGCTCTCGAAGTCGTACGTCGCCTCGGTGCCGGCGCCGGCCGACGGCGTGATCGAGTTGACTGTGCGCCAGGTACGAGACGCGCCGTCAACGGCGTTCCAGTCTCCGACCACGGCGACGAGTGCCGAATTTGGCGCCAACGTCGTGATGGCCAGCGACGGCCCTCCGGTCGAGTTGGTGACCGCGGTAGCGCCGATGCCGTCGCTGCCGGAGAAGCGCAGACAGTTGAAGCCCCACCGCTCCGTCGTGCCACTGGATCTAGCGACGGAGAGCGTGAACGTCTGGCCGGCAACCGGCTCCGCGGTCCAGATGTAGACGGCGGTGTTGCTGCCGACCTCCACTTTGTTCTGGAGCGCGTACGCCAGGCCGCCACCGGTCGGAGTCGACAGGTGGGTCGCGTCGTCTTCGGCGACGGCAACGATGACGAGCTTGTCGCCGGAAGCCACCGTGACGGACTGCGTCTTCGGACTGGTCGACGTGTTCCAGACCGTTTCGTGTTCGTCAACGAAGGTGGGCGGGGTGGCCATCGCTACCTCCGCCCACTACAGGGTGATGCGGAAAATCCCGTTCGCGTGCCAGACGATCGTGAACGTTCCCGCGGTCACCGACTGCGTACCGCCGAAGTAGTTGAAACAGATGCCCTGATCGGCGACCGGCGTGGTGATCGTGTCGTCGTAGACCAGCGTGCCGAATGCGCCGCTGATCGTCACCGTGCCACCGCCGGCCGTGTCGGCGGCGTCGTAGAACACGGTGCCAGCGACGCTCGCGTCGAGCGACGTGGACGCCAGCGCCCGGCCACCGCTGACCCAGTTGGTGGCGTCGGTCACCTCGTTGGTGGTCGTCCAGACGCCGGCGTTGAACGCGCTGGACGCGCTGGCAACGTCCTGGTCAGGCGTGATCGAGTTGTTATGTAGAGAGGCCTTCGGCACGTCGGCGCCGAGATCCATCGCCGTGGTGTTGTCGATGACGTCCTTGACGTACGCTCGAAAGATCTTGCTAGCCGACCAGGCCACTGCCGTTCTCCTCATGCGCAGCCGCCAGGCGTCGCTGGAGATCCATCAATTTGTTCTGCGCATCCTCGACCTTGAGGTCGGTCTCACTCAGCGGTGCCAGCGACTCGAACGCGTGCCTCGCCTCGGCCGCGCTCTCCCGTATGTCCGAAAGCATCACTTCATATCGCTCGGCCTTGAGCTTCTGGGCCGCGGCCAGCTGCTCGGCGACGCGGTAGGCGCGGATGCGTTCCAGTCGCACGGCCAAACTGTCGTCAACCTCTGGGCCGGTGGCGACGCCGGCGTCCAGAGCTGACCCTGTTCCGTTCGCGTCGGTCACGTCGGGTCCCCTTACGTATCGATCCGAGCCGTGGCGCAGGGCGCGAGTACGGCGACGTCGTTGCCATCATCCCTGGTCGTGACCACAAAAGATACCGGGACACCCTCGCCGTCGTACTGAACGATCTCGCGGCCCACGTAGTCGTCGCGCACGACCGCTTCGACTTTGGCCCGGGTCCCGGCCGGCACCATCGGCGCGGTGAGCCCGCGCAGGCCCGGGCAGGCGTGAAAGCGGGTATGCGGCGCCGACTCGTGCGTGACCTGCGTGAGGTCGCAGTTCGGGCACTCCCAGCGTTGTTCAGGTCGCAGCAGGGGTACGCGCATAAGGGCAGCGTAACCCACAAAACAGCACCACCCCCGTCTCGATGCTGGAGAGACGGGGGTGGTGCCCGGGGGAAGGATGTGCGTTGGTGGCGCAGACGTCCAGCTTACCCGGCCGCCGGTGGCCGGGGGAGGCGCGGAATGGGGTGACGTCGACCCGACTTGAGCGGCCGCGTGTCGGTCGGTTTGTTGCCGCCCGGCCCGGTGCCGGCGGCGCCGGCTGGATGCGTGGTCTCGCGCATCACTTGCCCTTCTGGCCAGACGTGTTCTTCGGCGGCGCCTTGCCGGCGCCGGTCGAGTCACCCTTGCGCGTGGTTGAGCCGCGCGTCGGTGGAGGCTGATTCTCCTTCGGACCGTCTTTCGATGATTTGCTCACTTTTCGCCCTTCTTTCGCTCGCGCTCGGCACGTTCGGCCTGGCGCCTCTGCTCGGCTGCCACCGCGTCGCGGTCGGCCTGACGCTCGCGGTCGGCCGCGGCCTTGTCGTCGTCCCGTTGACCCATTTGCGTAAGGGTAGTTGACGAGAGCGTGGAGGGTCAACTAGCATCAGACCCAGACGTACTACGGAACCGGCGCAGCGGGCAGGGTGAGGCCCAAGCAGGACCGGAGCAGAGAGAATGAGCACCCCCGGCCGGGGGTGCTCATTCGTTTTCCTCTATGCGCGGAACCTGCGCGCGAGTCAGGCCCCGTACTCGGCGATCAGCTCCGCCTTCGTGGCCGCGTTGGCTACGACCGGGTCTTCGCCGCGACTGACGGCGTACGCGACCCATTCGCCCTTCGCCGCGCTGTCAGTCGGCCGGGACAGTGGTGCTGAGACAGACGTCGCCCCGACCGACGCGTTCATGGACGCCTCAAGCGCTGCCAGTTCGGCATCGGACGCCTCATCGTCTGAACCGTCGTCGAGCAGCGGATCGGGCATGAGTGGCGCGCCATCGTCGTCGATGATCGGCTTGCCGCCCGCGCTGACCAGCACGCACAGGCCCTTGCGCACCTTCTCCGCGAGCAGCGGGGTCAGCGGCCAGTCGACTTCCCAGACGTTGCCGCCTTCGCCCCGGAAAAACACCGTCTTCGACATCAGGTCTCCCTACGCGCCGGCCGGCCAGAGCAGCGCTTCGATGGTGCCGGTCATGGCGGTCTCGAAATCGATCCACATCGAGCCGTCGGCCTGGAGCACGCGAGCCGAATCGAACGGGCCGAAGTACTGCACGCCACTGGTCGCCGCCACGGTGACCGTGACGTCGCCCTGACCGGCGAGCAGGGCCGGCGGGCTGGCCCCGGCCTTCACCGTCAGCACGTTGGTACTGCCCTCCGTGTTGGCCACCCGGATCAGCGTGCGTTCCGGCTGCGCGTTGGCGATGGTGACGCCGTTGGTGACGAGCGTCGCATCGATGGTGGTCGCGCCGGTCGTGGCGATGAGGTTGCCGTTCTTGACCAGCGACCGGTAGGTGACTGCGGTACGTGCCATGCCATTCTCCTAGGTGATCGACGCGGTCAGGGTGGCCAGCTCTTCGGGCCGGACGACCTTGGCTCCGTAGAGGTGCAGGCCTCGCACCGCGTCGGCGAACGTGGTCTGGAGCCGGAGCGCTTCGGTCTGGGAGATCTGGTCGGCCATCGTGATGGCGCCGGACACGCCAGCTTGAACGATGTAGTCATCGCCGGTCACGTTGATGCAGTTGTTCGATTCGTAGACGTCGAAGCCCGCGGCCCGACCGACGATGCCGTTACGCAGCCCCTCGGTGGTGCCGGACGCGTCGGCCCGCACGAACTTGTCGTTGTTCAAGAGCAGGCCGTAGTACCACGGCGGGACGATCACGTACCGGCCCTCGTTGGGCACGTCGGCCTGCGCGAGCTTGGTCCGCAGGTTGATCAGGCCCGAGTACGCCAGGTCGGCCGTGTTGATCGTGGTCGTGCTGATCGCGTTGGCAGAGTTGGTCGCCGTGTAGAGCGACGCGACGTAGTTGTCGACTTCGAGCGCCAGCTTGTACGCCGCGCGCCGCATGGCCACGGTCATGACGTTGCCGCGCGCCTGGCGCTTGTCGATGTCGTCGACCTTGAAGGCGAAGGACTTCGCGCGGTCGATCAGCAGCGTCTGGCCAGCGTCGTTCAGGTCCTCGTACGTCAGCGTGGACCCGGCGGTGTAGGTGTTGATCGTCGGGTCACCGATGGACGAAATGTGAACGGTGTCCCCCATCTGGGAGATCTCGCCCTCATAGTCTCTGTTGACCACGTCGGGACCGGCGAAGACCAGTACGCGCTCCAGCGCTTCGAGCAGGACGGCCGACCAGATCTCCGGCCGGAATCGAATGATACTCACGTATGCCTCACATCAGGTGCGTGAGCTTGCCCGCTTCGAGCGCCGCCGTGATCTCTTTCGGCGACATCTTGGCCAGCTGCTCAGCGGTGATCGGGCCGGTACCAGGGCCGGCGCCGAAGGGTTGTCCGCTCGCACCCTGCGCACCCGGCGCTGGTACCTGCGCGCCACCGGCACGCAAGCGGGGATTGTCGTTCAAGGCCGTCGAGACGAGCGCATCCAGCGCTGCCCCGAAATCGGCCGAAGTCGGATCTAGCGAGCTGAGCTTACCCTGCCTGGCCAGCACCGCGACCACCAGATCAGGATCGCCGCCGGCGCGCGTCGCCGCTTTCTCGGCCGCGCTCTCCACGCGTAGCTGGCGCAGCTCGCGCTGCGTCGCGCCGAGCTCGGTCGTTAGTGTGGTCGGGTCGACGGTGCCGGGCGCCTTGCCGAGCGCCGCGGCGATCTTCGCCATCACGTCGTCGGTGGCGGCCTGCGCGGCGGCCGCTTTCGCGCCGAGGCGCGCCTTCGCCTCGGCGTCGGCCTGCTGCCTCTTCAGCCAGTCCCGTGCTTCGGGCGGGAGGGTAGCCGGGTCGAAGACGCTCGGTGCGGGCGGAGCGGATGCAGCTGGCGGAGGCGTCGGTACCGGAGTCGGCGGTACGGCGGCCGGGTCAGCTGGCGGGGCGTTCGGGTCGGTGGGCGGTGTCGGCTGTCCCATGTGTGTGCTCCCGGCATCACTGGCGCGACCGGGCACCCTGCCAGGTCATCGTGTCGTCAGGGTAGCGCTGCCGCGACGCGACGCGCGAAACGGTCTTCCGCCGCGCCGTCCGACTCCAGATCAGGTACATGCTGGTTGTAGTCGCTCGGGTCGCGTCGGCCTGGCGGTACGGGCCCGTCAACGCCGGCGGCAACCTGCTCGGCGACCCACTCGTCATGAGCAGCCATGAGTGCGTGGGCACGGGCGCGCCGCTCGGCTTCGCTGTAGATCTCTGTCACGAGGTGAGTGTACCTCCAACTACAGAATCAGCGTCCCGTACCAGTCGCTACCCAGCATGAGCTCTTTGCCGATCCACATGTCGTTCCGGCCCATGCCCGGCCGGCGCCCAAGCTGCGACAGGTCGTAAGCGGATACGCGACCACCCTCCAGCCCCGTGGCCAGATAGTCCTGGGCCAGAGTCAACTGTTCGTACACCTGGTCGTAGGTCATGCCGGGGAAGCGCTCGAGCAACGCCGCGCGACCCCCTCCCGTGAGTCGCGCCAGTTTGGTCCGCAGAGACCTGAAATAGCGTCGCACTTCTGCGTTGCTACGGAAGTCGAAACCCTGACGCGCCCACGTGTACCCACCTACGTCGATGTTGGCGTGCACCTCAACGTGATGCACGCCAGAACGCCGATACCAGTCGAAGAGGTTGCGGTTGAACTGGTTGGCGAATCCGGTGCCCTGGTACTTCCGCTCGATCGCCAACAGATCATGTTCGACGATCAGTTGTCCATTGGCCTTTCTGGTAAACGTGCGCTGGAATGAGCCGATCAAGTGACCGTCCTGGAATATGCGACCACTCACACCTATTTGTCTACCTAGCCGTATGCTGGACGAGACGCGCGCGTCCAGTCCGCCGTATGTGCCGTCGATCGCCCGGCTGAGCGTCGAATTGAGTAGATCATCGGCCACCCTCCGCTGACCTGCGGACAATCCTCGATCGATGTTCATGAGATCGCCGATCGGTCGAACGTCGCGGTTCGGCAACGGACCGACGCCGGCCGGCTCGACGTCGAACGCTGGCGTCGGTCTGGGCGCCGGAGTCGGCCGGAGTGTGGGGGCTGACGTCGGCGGTGCGTTGCCGGTGCGCTTGTAACCGAGGTCGATGCGCTCCCGGGATGGCTTACGGGTCAGTCCGAGATGCTCGTTCTCGGCGACGTGCGCCTTGATCGTCTCGGCGCGGCTCTTGATCCGGGCCTTGATCGCGGGCAGCGCCGCCGGGTCGATGGGCGCCGCTTCGCGCAGTCGGTCGGCGCGCTGGTCGCGTTCCAGCTGGCGCAGCTTCTGGCGGGCCGCGTCGCCCTGCGGGTCGGCGGTACGCGTGATCGGCCGGGTGACGCCGACGATGTAGGGCGAGACGCTGTGTCGGCACTGCGGATGCATCAGGCCCGCCGCGATGGCCTCCGAGAGCGTACCGGCGACGTTGACGTCGACCAGGTCGGCTGACGCCTCGCTCTGGCGCTGGATCTGGCGCTTACCCGGGTGGCCTCCGGTCGAGAGGATCTTCCCCTCCCAGGGGCGGCAGCGCTGGCACTCCTGCACGGCGTCGCTGACGATGACCAGGTCGAGCCCTGCTTCACCCATCCGGTCGAGCTGGCCTTCGACCATCGATTGAGCCACCGTCGTCCGGGTGGCCATCTCGGTGTACCCGGCCAGGTTCCACCGTCGCCCGGCCGTGTCCGTGAAGCCCGTCACGCCCTGGCCGAGAAGGTCGTTCCAGGCCCGCTGAGAAGCCTGTAGCCGCGTGTGCGTACCGAGGATGACGTCCGGTGCCGCGCCGGCCGCGATCACCTTCTGGTACGCGTCCTCGGCCCACCGCGTCATCGGCAGGTGCGTGCCGCGCAGCTTGAGCGAGAGCGCACCGGCGAGGCGTTGCTGCGCGGGCAGATTCGGCAACGCGCGCTCCACCCGATCCCGTACCGCCTGCGTCGCCGAACCCTGGAGCGCGCGCAGTGCCGACAGTCCGCCGGCCGCGTACGCCTCACGTACGGCCGCCGCGGCGGCGTCGCTGCCGAACTGCGTCAGGCGCCGGGTAAGGCCTTGCGTCCAGCGACGCAGGTCGCCGAGCGCAGCCAGCTTGTCCGCCTGCCAGGTCGGCGACTCGATGCCCTCACGCAGCCGCCGCGCGATCTCGACCGCGAGGCGTCGCTGCGCGTCGGCGTACAGCCCGGTCAGCTGCTCGGCCAGCGCGCGCGCCGCCTCGGTGTCCCGGGCGACCACGCGCTACCCCGCGTACGCGGGTACGGGCGCCGGATCGGGCTCACCGATGTCAAGCGGCCGCTTGGATGCCGGCCCGGCCGGCGGAACGCTGCCGTCGAACGCGGTCGGGTCCTCCACAGCCGGACCGTCGATCAGGTCGACCTCTTCGAGTACTGCCGCGTCGTCCCAATCGGGGTGCACCATGACCACCTTGGTCTTGGTCGAGACCGCCTTTGCCGCGTCGAGCAGCTGGACCGTCTTGGCCAGCGACTCCGGGTCCGGCGCCGCTTCGTCGGCCCATTCGACGTCGATCGGCTCGATGGCAACTGCACCTTTGTAGTGGGCCGCGTCGAGCTCCAGCGCGACCCGGGCCAGCCTACGCAAGGCGTCGCGCCAGTAAGCGATCTTGCGCAGTCGCGTCGATTCGGTGCGTTCGCCGCGCTGACCCGCCTCCTTCGCCGTGATGGCCGAGCCTCCCGGGTCCTCGCCGAACGCGTCGGCCGAGAGTCCTGCGGTGCGCATGATGACGCGCCAGGCGGCAGCCGCGGCGTCCAGGTGCTCGGTGGTCCTGATGGCGAACTGCGCCACCGTGATCGACATGCCCTGCGTCGGGTCGGTCAGCGCGTCAACGGTCTGGAACACTTCCTGCTCCATGTCGAAGCTGGCGCCGGCGCCCCGGCCGCCCGACTGGAGATACGCGCTCGGGATCACGAGACGGCCCTTGGCGAGTCGGATATCACGGATCAGGGACGACCAGGCTTCATCGAGCGCGTCCATCGGTCCCTCGGCGCCGGAGAAGTCGGAGCGGCCCAGGTTGGAGCCCCGGATCAGCCGATGTGGACGCATGTTCGGCACGTAGGCCACGTCGAGGTGTTCGACCGGGCGACCGGTCGCGCCGGCCGGGATGGCGCCGGCTTCGTTGACGAGCAGCGCCAAGCGCTGGCACTCTTCGTCGCCGTAGTCGAGCGGCATCGGTACGCCGAGCCTGTCGGAGGTGCCGCGGTAGAGCGCGTGGTAGATCACCGCGCCGACCCCTGGCGTCACCTCATGACGCTCCAGGTGGCGCAGCACCGCGCCGGCGTCGCCGTCGACCTCGCGCCAGAACGTCACCGCGGTCAAGATGCCGTAGCGCCACTCGGGTATCGCGGCGTCGGGCGGGATGGCCTCGAACAGCGGTACGTCGCTGATCGAGGTGTCGACGCAGACGCGCACGTACGCCCCGCCGTACGCCGAACACACCTCCGCCGCTTCGAGCAGGCGCGAGTGCACGCCGCCCAGGTCGAGGATGCCTTCAAGTCGTTCCTGTGCCGTTTTGTCGTCGCTGGTGAACGCCGGCAACTGAGTGAACAGCAGGTCCGCCGAGATCATCGCGATGTCGGCAGCCGCGGGAATGTGGAGCTTCGTGGTGTTCTGGCCGGCCGTGATCGGCTGACCCCACCACTTCCGGGCGATCCAGCCCTGCACGCCGCCCCGGTACTGCGCCGGGTGATTGACCGCGCCCATGTCGGACCCGAAGAACCGGCGGCCGATCGGCGCCGGCCCCGCCGGCCCGCCGTAGACGGCGGTCAGGTCGGCAGGGTTGCCTCCGTACCAGGCGCCCCACTCGCGGTAGTACGGCGTGGCCCCCCCCACAAACGGCGGGGGCCCCCCGCC